GCTGGAGGAGCTTGATGCTTACTTCAGTTCTGAAAACAACAGCCCTTACTCCTTGCCTGGTCGCGACGTGGTGAAAATTATCGCCGCGTATGCTGACTCGTACCCAAACGTGGAGCATTTGAAGAAGCTCTACGATGAGGATTTACCAGCGGGAAAATTCGTCCCCTTCAACTTGGTGCTGCTGAAGAAGGAGACTCGAAAACACGAGAAGGTTGACGCTAACCAAGTCCGCGTCATCACGCCTGTCTCAACACCACACGTTATGATGAGCAAAATGCTCCATGAGGACCGCATGCAGAAGCGAGCGCGTGCAGGCCTCCGAGCTGGAACTGCTCTTGGACACAATCCTTTCGGTGGAGGAACGCAGATTTTGTTCAACTATCTCTGCGACCCGGACCAAGGTTTCACGCAGGGTTACGAATCCGATGTTAAAGCACAGGACTCAACGATTCAAACCCGTGACTCCATCGAACTACTTACCATCAACTTTCATTGCCTCCGTGAGGAAGATCGGACCTATGAGAACTGGGTGCGCATGCGGAATTTGCGCGACGGTATCTACACCGGACCAATGATCATGCCTGACGGCACAGTCTTTCTGAAAGGGACCGACGGCCGCGGTGGAAACACTAGCGGACAACACCTGACTACGGAAGACAATGACTTGAAAGTTGACTTCAACTATCTCTACGCGTATGATCGCCTCAAAAACCCGAGGTCTGAACCGTGGAATTTGCTTGAAGACTTTGAGCGCCACATTCGCTTGGTGCATCTCAGCGATGATGGCGTTGTCGTCCCTGACGACGATCACCAGGAACTCTTTTCCTTTTCGCAGGTTGCCTGCGTGCTCTGGCACGAACTTGGCGTAATCATTGAAGGGCCTACTCCTCTCTATCGTCCCGTGGTGGAGTTGCAGTTCTTGGCCATGAAATTCCTGTACAATGAGGATTGGAATATGATGTTCCACTCGCTTGATCCGCAGCGAGTGACTTCTTCTATTGTTCAGGGCGGTTCAGACAACCCCTTGACTGGGCGCAACACGCCACATGGTATGTTGCTGCGCCTGGCAGGCATTCTTGTCGCCGCCTGGGGCAATCCAGAAATCCGCCGAATGGTGCGGAATTGCATCCAGTACCACCTGCAAAAGTACAAGGACCTTGATTCGCTCGACAGAAGAACGCCGTGGGAGCAGGCCAAGAAGGCGGTGCACGACGATTACACTCTCGCAAAGTTGTACACTGGCTTCGAAGCCTCGGCAAGTCCAGTCAGCTCTCAGCTGGACAAGTTTCCAGTCGAACAATCTATTGAACCACAATTTGCAAAAACGATCTCTAAAGCAGTCAAAAATTCCATCGGCAAACAAGTCGGTGAAGCATTTGAGACAGCTACTGAACACATCGTACCGCACATCGAACGTGCGGCAAAATCTGTTGGATCAACCAAAGCAGGAAAGTACTTGCTCGGGAAATTCGAATCAGCAATCGATCATATCTCGGGCGTCAAACCAAGTCACAAACGTGCGAAGAAGCGTCTGAAATATCTACTTGAGCAAGTCGAACAAGACAAGCAACGGAAGAAATTTCACGAACACATCTCCGCACAAATGCCTCCGAAATCTCGCAAATCGAACAAAGGCAAGCGCTCGAAGAAATCGAAGAAATCTTCGCGCAAATCCAAGAAATCCTCGAAGGGTGGTCGGAAGAGTACTGCCCGGGCTGCGCGCGGCAAAGGACCAAGCCAAAAAGGCAAACGCTCGTCCAATGTCTCGCGTGGCATGTCTGTGTTGAAAAACATGTCGACGAAAAGCAGCATGAAGTCGAACATGTACCGCGGTCACGTCAAAGGAAGTGAGTGGCTGGGCGCGGTCAAATTCGATACGAAGAACGGCAACGTGCTGGCCGGTGCGAATTCAGCTCAAGGCACGCTGCTGCTCAATTTGCCGATTTCCCCGAACATGGGAATTGCTAAGATTCAAAAGGAAGTGCCCTACTGGGAGCGCTACCGATTTGTCAAGTGCAACATCCGTGTCGAGGGAACTGAAGGCACCACGACCAAAGGCAGTTTCATTATTGCCCAAGAGCTTGATATCAGCGATCCGCCGCCAACGGGCATTCAAGGCTATCGTTCAATGACAGCCCGTGCGCGCAAGAAGAACGGCCGCTGGTTCGACCGCGAAACTGTCTTCAAACTCGACTGCAAGGCTGCTGTCGCTGCAACAGCCGACGGGGGATTTGCTGTCAACCAGTATGCCGGCAATGACCCCCGCTCGTGCATCCAGTCCGTGGTGTACATGATGGTCGAAGTTGCCGCTGCGTCGGAGACTGGTGCGTCGCTCAATGGCACAACTGTTGCTCAAATTTGGATGGACTACGAGGTGGCCTTCTGGTCTGCTGTGGATGACCAGCAGGCTTTGACGCCAATCACTCCAATTGCGTACTACGTGCCCTTGGCAAGCTTGAGCAGCATCACATCAACGAACTTGTTCCCCAATGGACAAACTGACGCCCAATTTGGCACTGACACGCTCACGCTTACATACGTCGCTGGGCAAGGAACTACCATTACTTGGCCTGCGACTTGGCCCGGCGCGGCGGTGGTGGTGCAGTGGAGCACGTCGTCTGGTACCTTGCAGTACGGCCACAGCTCAACCACTGCTGCTGTTCTGAGTGATCCCAATGGCTCTCAGTACCACATTGATTGCAACTCTTCCGGATCCGCCAATGGTGGCTCCACGTACCTTTTCACACAGATCACCCCAGGAGTCGCCATGTCGTTGGTCATCAATTTCACGGTGTTCACGTCGCCTGTGTTCACGGCAATGCAGCTGTGGACCTATCCTCTTACATTGCCAAGTGTTGGCGCTCGGAAAGTGCTTGGTGAGATGCATGCAATGGCAGGTCGTATGAAGCAGCTGGAGCGCCTGCTACAAGTCGAAACCGCCAAACTCGAGCGGAAAACGGAAGGAAAACCGATCAAACCCGTGAAGGACGAAGATTCGAAGTATCCGGAGGAGGAAGAAGAGTCGGAGTCATCTGAAGAGGAGGACGGCCCTGCGGATGCGAAGCAGGTCGACCGAATCATTACCAGACCAGGAAGTGCGCTTGGGCTCAAACCTGCCCTCAAGAAGCGCATCTGCGATAAATGCAAGCAACCCGGCCCGCATGCGTGGTGCGCCCCAGAAGCCTTGGAAGCTGTGGCAACTGGCGACCCGTGCCGTGTGTGTGGATGGAAGCGCTGCGTTTGTGCTTCGAAAGCTGCCCAATTCGATTGGCGCCTAGAACTCGCAGAAAAACGCCGCAAGCAGGAAGAAGGAGGCAAGGACCAGCCAGCTCCTAGTGTGCCGATGGCTGTCAGTGCCGGCACAAATTCTCAAACTGCAAATGGCGACGTTCAACAAGAAGCAAATCTCACGCTGGGCAACCAAGGCGATGATCGCCAACCTCGAAGTCTACAAGATCAGAAAAGACTTCTGGGAACAGCTGGTGGAGCTGACGACCGAACAGCTGCCCGGCCCCAAGTACCTGATGAGCGCGACAGACCTCTTCGCGCTGAAGAATCTGCTGACCTCCCGCGGAGACAACCTATCGGACCCCAAGCGGTTGGCCTTCCAAAAGGTGCTCGAAGCCTTGATGACGGAGACTACGTCGTCCTCAAGTGGCTCAAGCAGCGCCTCACTGGAGCAGGAGAAAAAGTCAATGCAGATGTCGTCGAAGAAGCTGAAGTTGAAAGCAGCTCTGCTTCAGCAACTGCGCGACCTTGACCGCGCTGATGTCGAAGATCACGCGGAACGTCGAGCCTTGGTCCAGGAAGAAGACGAAGGTGATGGCGACGCGGCGCCAGCGGGGGCTGGTGACGTGACGCCGGTGGCCCAAAACAGCGAAAGTGCGGACGGGAAGCGTGGTGACCGTGCCAGCGGCCGCCGTGTTGAAAGTCTGCTAGGCTCAGTGGAGGTGTGAGGTTAATTTTTCCTCATGCTGCCTAAAGCCGAGAGCTGTGTGTGTGTGATCACAAGGGGGAAGGGAGCGGAGGTACTTGAAAGTCGTCGCTTCCAGTCCTGCGAACCACTGCGCCTTAGGTTGACTGTCGAGGTACTCAACAGAGTGAAGACAGATAGGACCCACGAGTCCGAATAACCGGGGAGGAATAAGACTCTGCTATGAGCCGCAATCGTGGAGGGAGTTCGCGCTGGCGATCCGGGTAGCATGTGGTGGTAACACGTGTCCGGTGACCTGGCTAGGGACC